TTGTAAAGGCCATGCAACATGTTGAGTTTTATCTAATAAGTAAATATAACGATGTTTCTTAGTGCGAGGCTTCCACACACCTGTTAAATGACGCTTAATTTTACCCCTAGAATGTTTAACAGTGCCCCCATACCAGAAGTCTGTTGCAGGTGGGGTCAAGCCATAATAGTTAAAGTTAGCAGCTTGATATATTGTGCCTACATGCCTACTTGAATCAGCATAACTAATCACAGCTTTAATGCCTTTTTTCTTTAACTCTCTAAGACTATAGGCTATAAACTTAGATGCTATGTTACTGTGATTTAATGAAGGCTCAAGCACCAGCCTAGACATCTCGACAAAACAGCTATAATTACCTCTAGGCAACCCGAAAGCACTTTGAGCTGAATTAGGCACTGATAAGGGTGAATATACGACAGCACCTATTATCTGATAGTCCTTGATAATGCCAAAGCAATATTGACCTATAAAGCGTTTATTGCCTAGATAGTGGTAAGCACTGACAAGCTTGTAAGCCTCAACATAACTGATTTTACCAAATTTTTGGAGCGATGGGATCAGAATTGAACTGTCATCTGATAGCTGGAAAGCTAACTGTGTTGTCATTACACCACCATCGCACGTTTCATTATCTAGCATCTATTAATGCACAAGTATGGCAGCCATTCTTAAGAAACTGCCAACCGCCACACTTGCCGCATCTATCTATATTACTGTCTGGTATATCTAAGGCTTCAGCTATGTTTTTCACTCCTACGCAGCCGCACTCCATGCACTGGTACGCTTTAAAGCCTTCAGGCGTGTCTAATTGCTCAAGCCATAAGAACTCAGTCTTACGACTACACCCATTACATTTAAATCGTGTGTACATGTGCTAAAATCCTCTTCCTTATTGTCTGCAGTGACATTGAGTACATACTAAATACTGACCATCATGTAATAACCTGTCATCATTACACGATACACATCTGTCAGTGCTAAGGTTTAGGCTTTCGTTATCATTTTCCATGCGTAATGTAAAGCCTGAACCGTTCCTTACCTCAATAAATCCCATCTATTCACCCCCTTTTTCTGGAAAGTACCATGAGCCTGTTGCATCCTGTTTAGCCCACTGTGCGTGCTCTTTTATACGATCTAAACATAAATAACCGTAGTAAGGCTTGCCATTAGTTTTAGATACACCTGTAACTAAATTATGACCTTTAGCGCAACACTCTGGTGGTGCTTTAGGTGCTGTCTTAGTCGCAGCTTTAACCCAGTCTTCATTACTGATAGGTAAAGGATCTGTGCGATCTACTGAGAAAGTCTGAGCTTGTGCAACTTGTTTCATACTATCTTTCGTAGCTGTTTTATCTGATCCTTTTAAAAGAATTATTGCCCGCCCTAACGCACTGGTAGCGGTGTCTTCGCAATAAAACTTTTTCATATTTTGTATGTAGCTCTCACGTGAGCCAAAGGCTATGTTGGATACAGCTGGTGATGTGTCTTTACTGTCACGCCATAAGGTCGCCTGTATCAATATGTAACCATTGACTGCATCATGGCTAATCACAGATATGTCAGATCTGCCAGCAGGAAAATTGGCTATGAACCATTTATTTAATGTGGCAACATCTTCATAATCTGACAGGTCAAATGCCATTAGTCTCTCCAGTCATCTGAGTCGTCTTGCATAGCGTCTGTAATGCTTTTACCGATTGATAGGTAGGCAATAGCGTCTTCGTAATTGTCAAGGTACGCAGGATCTTCAGCTTGCCGGCTGATCTTGACCAACGCCATACAAATTGCAACCTCGTTTGGTTGTATTGGATAACCCAAATATGCACCCCACAGTTCGGCAATCCTCTTGTGGTTTGTAATTGGATGCCCATAGCGGACACCTCTCGCATGAATAGTTTTGATGACATTATCAAATAACTTCTCAGTCGTTGTTGACATCGTATTTGTTTTCTGACAATGCTCGGTGAGATTTCCAACCTTCAGCTCTACCGACCCAGTATCCACGATCAAAGGCTTTATCCATTATTGTTGTTATTACCCACCAACCAATTAGATAACCTAAGATGCTATAAATTACTAACCAAGGTGCTGTTGTCTCTATCATGCGCTCACCAGTGTCTTACGTAGGTGACAAGGACTAGCGTAATTAGTTAGCATTACCCAATCGCCTGTACCTTCATCGCTGTGTACTGCGTAATTTTTACCTAATGAGCTTATAAAACCTTCTGCTAATTTTAATGCAGCGTAGTTATCAAACCAGTACGCATAGTGCCAGCTAAACAATGGGCTTGGATCAAATCGATCTGCCTGTTTTTGCCAATCTTGATTTACCCACTCCATTGAATTACTCCACAGCTGTTCAAAATCAGCTGCTTTTATGTCAATCTGTATTTTCATTTGTAGCCCATCTATGCTCACATATCTTGTGGCATAGAAATAGTGTCGCACATGTGTACGACTTTGTGTATTATTTTGGGGCGTATTTGTATAACAATTAGGTAACGATGTTACCCGTAATACCGCCCTAGAGCTGTAAATGAGCCATCCTTATTGATAGGCACTAACGTGGGTGTGAGTGTCTTTCCTACAGCTTCTAGTATAGCAATACCCATCTGCCAATTCGCGCTTCCATAGCGTATATAAGAGGCTTTTTTTCTGTCCATTAGATTACCCACCTCAACGCCATATAAGGGTCTGTAATGACTTCCTATAGCCTCTGTATAGGCACTCATACCAAGCCTGTGACTATGCCCCGCTATGACCGATTTGCCCCATTTTTTAGCCAAATTAAGCGAAGTAATGCCCGCGTGCTGACTCATGCTACCTTCATCGCCATGTGCTAAAACCCAGCCGGGGTGAAACTCATAGGCAGTCTTATAGTAGTCAATGCCCATACTGGCAAAGTCCATAAACTTAGGATATTGCAGCTCTGGTAAACCTATTAAACCGGGTGCTTTAAGTAATGTGTTGTAAAGACGATCTGTATGATTAGATCTAATTACCGAAGCTTGTTTACTATACTCTGTAAGATCCCAAAGAATGTCTTGACAAGCTGCACGATCTTCATTAAGAGTCTGACTGTAAGCAAGAGGTGTGCCCTCACTCCATTTACTAATGGTCTGGAAATCAATTTCATCCCCCACACATAAAACTTCGTCAAACTTCTCACGTCTTGCCAGTTTAATAACATTCTTGACTGCCGCCTCATGATGGTACGGAATCTGGAGATCTGAAATTACTAGCCAACGCTTAATCGTCACCCTCTTCTGTAGGATCTATACTAGGTATGATGCCGCCATCACCTATTACCCAGTCGGGCATGGTTGCCCTGTCAGAGACAAAATAAAGAGCGCAAGAATCTGAGAAACCTGCCTTTTTTGCAGCTCTAAAAATCTCGTTCATACAAATATAGTGCTGATCTAATTTAGATAATGGATCAGGTGATTTACGCACCACGCGTCTATTTATCTTCTTACGTTTACGTCTCGTCTCAGCCATAGGATTATTGTCGCTTAACTATTAGGGAATATAGATCATCAACACGCTGCTCTAATCTAGTAAGTTGATCTTTCATACTAGATCCGCTATTAGGTTTTAACTCTGTTAGGTAAGACTTAATAACCCAACGTAGAGCCACTAATAAACTTGTACATACGGCGCATACGCCAACGGCTAATGCTACCCACTCGCCAGGTGTCATGCTTCATCTGCACCGAGGCCATAAGCATCATCGGTTTTATCTAAAGCCCTAGCTGCTGGGCCTGCAAGTGCGGCCACTACTACTGATATAACTGGATCTAGTCCTAACTCATTACTGGCTAAGAATGTTAAGAATGATACAAGCACACCCCTAAAATAGGATTTAAGTATTGCTTTTTGCTTCTTACTGATTTTCATAAGTTACCCCCTAGTAGTGGTATATTAAACGGCTTGCTATCTTTATCGCCTAACTTTGTAAAGCTGATATGTATGTGCTTTGTGTGCTTGTTAAATCCAGAATATTTACGCCACTTAAAATTAAGTATCTTGCTTGCAATCATGCCATTATGGATTACGTAAGATATGCGCTTATCGGTTTTTGCACAGATCCTGATTTGGTCAGCCAAATATACTGAGAGCCCTTCGGATGAATCCAAGCGAGAATCCACATCAATGGCTCTGACACATCCTGCATCTGGATTATGATCCGATTTTCTGGTGGAATGACGAGCATCGCCCAGCCACCCATCAGAGGTAGTGCGGCGATCTTGGTACCACGTATCAATCTGATCTCTTAACTGCACACCAGCTGCACAAAGCCAAGGCTTCATAACTCAATCTCAGGTACTATCCACCGACAAGTATTTTCATCAAAGCCAATAGCATTATCAGGTTCTGCTGCTATAAATGCATCACGATCTTCATCGTAACTATAACCAATACCAGCAAAGTTATATCTAATTTTTCCGTTATATGAAGTTTTAATCCAAGTGCCACCAAGATTATCTATTAACCATTGATAACCTTCATCGCCATTAGGATCATTGTTATCGCCAACTAAAACTCTTATAACTTTATTATTGTTATCTATTTCTGCCCAATGACTCATACGGGATACCTCGCAATAACTATTCCGCTGCCACCTGCACCGCCAGCAGCACCTATACCTTCGCTTCCGCCACCACCGCCACCGCCTGAATTTACAGTTCCAGAAGTTCCAGAAACATTTGTTCCACCGCCGCCATTACCACCCCCACCAGTTGCAGTTCCGCCAGTTGGATTTCCCCCACCAGCACCGCCACCAGCTAATAATCCACCAACGCCCGCGCCTGTTGTTGTAAGCCAAGTACTAAAACTAATACTGTTGTAACTACTTGCTCCTGCTCCACCATCACCAGCAGGTGAGCCGCTAGCATTTGAAGCACCGCCAGTACCACCTGCACCGCCACCGCCACCGCCGTTAGAATTACCACTACTAGAACCTTGTCCGCCAGAATTTCCTTCTGCGGGTGAATAGCCGCCAGTATTGCCAGTTCCTACTGTGCCTGTTCTGTGTGTACCACCACCAGATCCACCATTTCCTGGACTGGCATTACCTGTACCTTTGCCACCAGCACTAGCTGATATTGAACCGAAAGAACTATTATTTCCTGGATTGGGATCATTAACTGTACCGCCAGTACCACCTGCACCAATAGTTACTGTTTGATTAGTGCTAATACTTTGACTTGCTAAAAGTCTAAGTCCACCAGCACCGCCGCCACCGCCGCCGTTCCAGCCTGAGCCACCGCCACCAGCAACTACTAAACAGTCAACTGTCAAGTTTTGTGATGGCGCAAAAGTGCCGTTACTTGTAAAAGTGTGATAAACATAAACGCCATCGGTTGTGACAGTGCCACCAGTGGCTTTTGGTGGTTGTACGAAAGTAAGTCCTGCAATTATATTACCTATCATTATGCAACAGCACCTACTACATACCAAGCATTAGCAGCTGTTTTAATACATACTGCAGATTTATATTGTGCAACAGTTGGTGATGCAGCAGTACCACCAGCACTTAATACTGTGGTAGTGCCTGGTGTCACTGCGCTAATTGTGCAAGTACCTACACCAATATTTAATACTGTAATTGCTGTACCTACTGGAAATGCTACAGATGCAT